CTTGGAGGTTTATTACCGCTCTCTATAGCATTTGCTCGTATAAGAGAACTTTTCTGAGCTTTTTGGGCGGTCGAGGTTGCTCGGTTTAATGATTCGCTTCGTAGTTCAGGACTATTGTGCAAGCCCCAAGGTTCTTTAGCGTCCGATAAGCTCTTAGAGCGTAATGCCTAGAGCCTTAGCCTTGTAGCCAAGAGCAACGATCTCACGGCTTGGCTTGCCCATGACGTATTCGGTAACAGTCACGCCATTACCAGCTGTACGGCTGTTAGCGTAAACAGCATAACCATGCTGACGAATACGGCTTGCTTCTGCAGCCAGGTTACCCACGCCAAAACGCTTCTCAGCTTGGCTTTGGGTTAGAGCAGCACCATTGTAGAGTGCATTGAAAACCTTGTAGGTCTTCGTATCTTTGTTGATGAACTTCATAGTTTGCCTTTTCCTTTAAAGTTAATATAGCTGTAGTTCAACAGCGTACCTTTATATTACAACAACCTTACCGCAAAGGTCAATGGCTTATTTTGCCGTTTTAACACGCACCTGGGGCACTGCCATCAAAATAGCAGCGGCCAACCACGTCCAAAAGGTGAACGGGATCTCATGCGTAGCACCAAACAGCGTGTTCCACGCCCAAATAACGGCCAGTGGACCAATCGCGATAAAGAATATAATCAGAGCTAGAAGCCCTACGAGTTTAAACAGAGTGTTCATGATCTTCATCCTTACACATTATTTTAGCCAGCTCAGCTTCGAGCTCCTTCTTGTTCTGGCGCTTGCGACGCAGAGCTGTACCACCCATGTAGACCCTTGAGTAGTGCTCTGCGCAGTAGCTCTTGCCTGGCATCACGGCACTCAGGCAAGTGAACAGATCTGTGTCACGGACTGGGTCCTTGTCGGGCCCAATCCATTGACATGTTTTGGGTGTCCATTCCATGTTAACCTCGCTTCATGACAGTGACTTCAGCCATGCTCTGCCAGTTAGTAGGAAAGCTCTTGCGCAGGTCTGCGACTTTGAGCACCGTACGCAGGCTCAGCTCACGCATCTTGCCGCGATTCTCGATGATGTAGTCTACGACTTCATCGCGTTGTACATCCTCGAACTCATAGGTATCCAACATGCCGTCAGTGACGATCTGCTTGATACGAAGCACCTTTTCACGATCTGTATCCATTTGGAGATCGATGTAGTGACAGCGTGACTCCAAAGCCGCCAAGTGATCCTGCAGTTTCTTAGAACGCACATTCTCAAACTTGATGTTAGTGATAAAGATAGCACCTGCCTTGAACTCAAACTTGTCCGGCACTCCCTCAGAGCGCAGGATACGGCTGTCAGTGTTCCACGAGATAGTACGCTTCTTAGAGCTATCCAGAGCAGCCTTCAAGATGTTAAGGCTAAGATCATCTAACAGCACAGAGTCGCAGTCATCGAACACGATAACGTTGCCTTTTTCGCTGTAGTGATAGAGCTTGCTGTACAGACCCACGGCACTCATAGCACCCTTGACGATCTCGTATTTGGGCTTGCGATTGCCCAGGGTATCAAAGAGATCGTCTCGCGACAGTACTTCTTCGACACCAAAGCTCTTGCCCACACCTGGAGGGCCAGTGACGATCATAGCTCGCACGGTGCCCTCTTTGACTGCTTTGGTCATGTCCTTGAGTACTTGGAAGCGGCCACGCAGTCGCTCTACGATCTGCTCATCAGTCTCGTGTGCGACTACTTCATCCGAAACCTTGATCTGCTCTAGGCTCTTGTCACCTGCGGGCGTAGCAGGCACTGCCCCAGAGACTACCACGTAGCTTTGTGCTGATGCACAACGGATGCGGATTGAACGATCTGGAATACCAGCATTCTTTGGGTATACTGAGCCACCCGCAACAGTAACATAACCGCCATTGGCGCCTTCTTTGTATTGTTCCACGAGCTCGAAACGGTTACCCGCCATGGACACTTCAGCGCCACGGATCTTATAGGTACCTTCGCGCATCTCGATGATTGCTGGCATAAGTCTTCGCTCCTATGTTGTTTAAAATCGTATTATAACAGGGCCCGAAGGCCCTGTCAACCTATTTGTTAAATACCCTGGAAAGCATCAAGGGCTTTCTGTGCGTCTGCGTCTAGCATAGCACGATCTTCGGCACTCTGACGCTCGCGCTCTACAGTCTTGCGGTAGTCTTCCAGCTCTGCCTTTTTGGCTTCCATAGCAGGCCACACTACATCGCTGGGGTTAAGGTAAGGACCCGTGTAGTCCACCTTGTCTTCTTTAAGGGTAATCTCTCCGGAACGGATGCCTTCAAAGACCATGCCCCACGTGGGTTGCTGAGGACGGCCTGTGGGCCCAAACAGTTCTACTGCTTTAGCCTGCACCTTTTCACGTGCGATCTCGTTGAGACGACGTACGAAATACTCGCGTTGCGTTGCTTCCATTTTGCGCTCCTGTGTGTGTTAAACAAGTCTGTATTATACAGGGTTTTGGGTACCCTGTCAACCCCAGAAAAAAACCCTTAGAGTGCAAAGGGTTATGCTGCTTGCCTATCCTCGCAGTACTCGTAGAAGCGACCAATGGGCCCATCGAACAACGCAGCATTGGTCTCGCTCATGGTGAGCCCAAACATGTTGCAGCCACGATCGCGGACCTGTACGTGTATGATGTTATCGCGCTCGTAGACGTGATACTCATAGTCCTGGCCGCAGTCTGCAGCAGTCACGGGGTAGAGATAGAACTGCCCGGGGCCATCTTTGAAGTGTGCGACCAGTTGCGCAGCCAAACAGCCCATACCGTTGAACACCACACGATCTTCACCACGTAGGCCGTTGACTAGTGTACCCTGTGTGAGGAAACGTGCTAGCTCAGCACCGTGCCCGCTGGGGTAGCCGTCGTACTGGCGATAGAGATTGATGATGGCACCCTCAGTAATGTCGCCATCGTAGACAAAAGTAAGACAACGTGTACCCATAGTTCGCTCCTGTGTGTTAAGTGTGTATTATAGCAGAGGAGCTGCACCTTGTCAACCCCTCTGCTGCTGTTAGCTTATTCCATGCTAGCAAGCTCGTCTTCTTGCATGCCTTGCTCTGTAAAACGCACTTCGTAGCCTAGTGCTGTGCTAATAGCATCTTCAAACGCTGTGTCTGTGTAAATGTCCCACGTGCTGTTGTGTGTAACATAAATGCTCTTATAGTCATCTTCTTCTGTTACACTAATCGCAGTCACACGCACTTGTCTGCCTGCTTCACAGCCCCACAAGCCGTCACCAGCTGTAGTAACTGTAAAGTCGCAGTCGTATTCACGTGTTAACATGCCGTCTTCGTTGTGCTGTGCTGTAAGTGTTAGCATATCGCGCTCCTTGTTAAACATGTGTGTATTATACACTCTCTAGCCAAAATGTCAACCGTTTTTTAGTCGCCGCGCACATCTGTGTTGAGCGTGGGCTTAATTTCGCGCCGGATGCGTACCTCTTCTTTATGTGCCGCAGCTTTGCCTCGGATCACAGCATGTACTATGATAGTGATGTCATCCTTGCTCGCGACATCTCGCAGAGCGCAGCACAGGGCCCAATCTTTGTTCTCTGAATGGGCACGATAGAAGTGCTTGGCAGCGCGAGCACGTACACTCTTATTAATAGTAGTCTCAGTCTTAGCTGTAACGCCGATGTAGTTGCCCGCAGGTACCTGCAGCTCGTATACGATGTGATTCCGGTCTGTACGTTTGGCCCGCATTGCTCGCTCCTTCATTATGCATATAGTATAGCACCCCTAGCCCAATCTGTCAACCAAAATCGCCAACTCGTTTAAAAAAAGTTATCCACAGGGTTATCCACAGTCTAGGAGATTCCCCGGAGCTAGCTCACGTGCTGCGCATACCTCGACCCATGACCCCGGTCAATTCGCAGCACATGCAGCCTCGGGGTCAAGGTCCTCGCAGGGCCCAGGCAACTAGTACAGCGAGCGCAGCTAGAACTCCCACGATGACCGCACACTGCTGCACGGGCCACAACTCCGCGAACCAACGTTTGACATCGTCTAGGGGGTCCATGGGATTAGGAGATCTCTTCATAGTTGCTGCTGTAGCTGCTGTTGTTGTGATGGTGGGCCCACTTGGATTCGAACCAAGGACCAATGGATTATGAGTCCACTGCTCTAACCGTCTGAGCTATAGGCCCCCCGGAAAACTCTGCTGCTGTAGCTGCTGTTTATATAAGTCCCGTGTTCCGGGCTTCGCGTAGATCTTCTTCTACTTCTTCAGTCATGCGATCCCTCATGTCATGCTGCTTGACCATCTTGTAGAGAGGATCTAGCTGCTTAGTAAAGATCTCAGGACTTGCCTGTGCTGCACGATCTAGATCATACGTTGAGGGATAATGACGTAGTACACTGCGAGCCTGGGCACGTATAGTCTTGGGCACTCTAGGAGTCTTACGTGGATCCAGCAAATCCTGCATGAATCGTTCGGCCATCCTGACCGCACGGTATCGTTCATCTGGAAGTGTCATGGGTTCTCCTCTACTTTGGCTAAGCAAACGTTTCTTGCGCATGTGTATATTATATGTGATCACACAAGGTCTGTCAAGTCCAAAATATAGTATCCTTAGCAGCGGGGCCTAGCTATCTAGAGTAGTAGCGACGAGGCCTGCGACTAATCATGAACAGTGTACGAGCCGTGTGCCCACGACTGCACATCTCAAAGAAGCCACGTGCTAGTGTATAGTTAGAGGTCTGTATGACAGTGAGATTCCAAGAATCGCGTACAGTATATACAGGACGGCCGTCTTGATATTCAGTGATGAGTCTAACTTTCTGCATACTAGTATTTACAGTGTGTGTATCCTTAGCAGCGGGGCCTATGACTGCACCATGGGACGGCCATCAAGAGTGGTCAGATCGTGGTAGAATAATGGTGGAATCACGCCGTTTGAGCAAGGTAGAGATCCTGCCTAAAAGGTAAAAGATTTTTTGGCTTCGGTGGTCAGAGAGGCTATGCTAAATGGTCAC